GTAATACTGGAGAAGAGCTCTCTCGTTGGCTCCAAAGAAGCTTGGAGTTACAGCACCGATACCGTCTGCACCGATCTTCTGTGCAAAAGCATCAGCTCCGTGAGATACCAGAGAAGTCTCCATGTACCTTACTACCTCGGTAACTATCCTACGGACCATGTTACCTTTAGCATCGTAAGTACCTAGTTTCTCATAGAAATCTCTGTCATCCATTTCTGGGTGAGATTTATCCCATCTGAACTGTACCGTAACAGAGTTACTGTGAATTGAGGGAGGATCCATTAGGATTCCACGAGCGATACGAGGATTAGCCTTACCATCGATCTTCAGTACTCCATTGATACCTGCAGGTATTTCGAAGTTACCTTCTTTATAAGCCTCCTGCCAAACAACCTTAGAAACCGAACCAATAGCATTACCTATGTTCGTTTCGTGGTCGCAGTTAACAGTCTGCCCAAGAAGCATCTTCATAGAAGCCTTCAGGACACCTGGGCTGCTGAAGTCAGTGGGATTCCAGTTCTTAGAAACGATAGTAGCAGACAGCAATCTGAACATCGGTTCTATAAACTCCTCATCCTTTGGAGTCAAATCTTCAGCCTTCAGATCGGGATAGTAAGTGTTATAATCAATATCGCTACCAAAGAAGCCTAATGCCTGAACAGATTCCTGGGACGTGCCGTTCCAAGAGAAGAAGTTCTGTACCAACTTAGATATACCATCCTCATTAGACATCACTTCAGGAACGTGCCCAATCATAATGGAGTGCCCTGACCCAATTACCATTGAGTCAACGTGGGACTTGTTCTTGGTTGTAACTAGCTTGCTCATCTTGGTTTTGGATTTTGATCTTTACGTTTTGGTTGTGAACTAGCTTTGTCTCTCTGCCTACGATCAGACTTGGACTTATCTTCCTGACGTTTATCTTCGTCAACCATAGTCTTATTACCTTGCTGCTGTTCTATAGGAACTCTGGGTTCATTTTGATCGGGTTGATCATAGCCCATCTCCTGAGCATATTGAAGCAGAGAGATAACACCATCTCGATATAGAGCATTTAAGTTCTGTACCTTATATTGCTTTGCCTGTTGAATCTTAACATCATCAGAAACTGTAGCTGGGTACCAAACAATTTTAATACCCTTATTGTTAAAGCCAGCAAGGCGCAGTTCTAGTGAGTAAATGAATTCAAGTACATAACTTACAAGCATCTGCATATCTTTCAACTGGGAGAGCAGTTTAGACAGGTTAATACCTGCCCCACCTTCCGTAGTTGAAGCAGTTACTCCTATAAGGGAACTATTGATGCCCAAGCCATTGGCTACTGACTGTTGGTTCATTGACCAAGGCTTATCTATGTTACCCATATTCTCAGTAGTAGAGTTCAGTTTGAATTCGTGGTCATCCTTGTAACCTACGATCAAACCATCTTTCATACCATCCCTGAGACGTATCTTGAGTTTTCGAAGGTCTCTATCAAGACGATTCTCATACATGTTTATACTCTCATTGGGTTCCCTATCGGGCTTTTCCATAAGAGCTTCCATAAACCCAAGCATACCAGCATTCTCCATAATATGTTTGAAGTTAACCCTCATATCTGCCTGACTCTTCAGAGAATCTAGAGCAGCCATAAAAGGAGGAATACCGTACGGTTCATCGGTGTCGTTGTACATACCTACATACTTATAGGTTTGGGTGTTCAATTTGATATAGTCATTACCTGTTCTCAAGGCATTTCCAACCGTATGTTGATATGGTTGATAGACTCCATTGTTTTCACGCCTAAAAACTATAGTATCAGGTCGAATAAAGAGGATAGTAGATATACCTGAGAGATCAGCATTTGGAACAGCCTCAATAGATATGGCACCACCAACAAAACACTGGACTACCATCTTGTTAATCAATCCGTAGATTCCAGCAGTGTAGTTAGACCATGTCTTTGATACCTTATTCAGGTGTTCTCCCATGGCTTCGGCCTCCTTATCAGAGTTATTAGGAAATTGTACCTGATGACCAGTGTTGGTCAACTGGAACATGTCCTGAAGAGCTTTACTGACATCCGGATTGATCTTATAAAGATCCCGGAGCAGTTGTATGACTTCAACACGGAAAGAAGGATTCACCATTTGAGTGAAATCCTTCAATGTGTATAGCATACCATTCGTTTGTGAATCCGGAGCAGATACTCTACCCGGATCAATCCCGGTAACCTTAGGTTTCCTCCTTTCCCTTTCCTCCTGAATCGGTGGAGGTGAGCTTTTGGTTACCGAGATATTGAATCCGAATATCTTCATCGTGGTTGTATGATTATGTTTGGTTTACCTTTTCGGATGTGATTGCAGATAGCTTTACCCATGATATCATCATCAGCATATACGTCTGAAGATAGTGAGTCATCCGATTCGCTATTTCGTTTGTGTTTACCCATAGCAACAGGACGACCCAGCCCATCATATATAAACGTCCTAGCCTCGTGAACAAAGAATGGGTCCTTAATTATTACTGCATCGTTACGAATATCAGCTTCTAGACCGTCTATGATAACAGGTCTGTTCTTGTTAGTGGTAATCCAACCAGGAGATTTATCTACTTCAGGTTTAGATTTACCTTTCTTCTTCAACATCTTCTGATGGTAGTACAACTTAGGATATCCCTCAGTTTGAAGCTGAGATGTTACTGCCAAGCCGACATCATTAGACTCTGGAGCAACAGTTGCCCAGTTATAAAGTTGACCGGTATCTCCGAGAAGCCTTGCATATTTATCTACAGACATACGTCCTTTGTATACACATTGCTCTTCTCCTGGACGATCCATCACTGTGAATGATGAGTAGTCAGAAGCTCTACCAGTTGCAACGTCAGCACCAATGAAGTACTCTCTGTCTTCTTCTGGCTCCAAGAACTGAATGTACTGACCGTTGTATCTACGTTTGATAATAGGCCAATCAGTTAAACAGTCCTCAATAGCTTTGATATCCACCAGATCAAATACTGTATTACCCGATGAAAGGAAGTCACCATCTATCTCCTGAGCTGTTCTCTTTGGACCCAGTGCAGAAGACATCTGATTATACCACTTATCATCTCTTTCTGGGTGCATACGCCAGTAGAGACGAATAGGATTGAAAGGATTACCACCAGCAATAGCATCTACCCAAGATGTATGATAGAAGTTACCTACACCGTAGGGAGTACTGTTTACTATGGCAGATCCACCAGTAGATAGAGTGGGAAAAGCGGCTGCCCAGATTTGAGAAGCCCATCTAACGATGGCAGCCTCGTCTATAACCAGGAGGGACAGAGACTCAGAACGACCTGCTTCAGATGAGGTAGGTATAGATTCTATGAAAGAGCCATTGTTGAACTCTATCATTGAAGCAGAACCATATTCTCCAGAACGACCGTTTATAATAGGAACCTGCAGGAACCAAGGGAGATTCTTGTACATGTACTTGATCTTCTTCAGTACCTTTTTAGCAGTAGTGTCCTTGATTGAGATGATGTTGATCTTCTTGTTGGGGTGATACATTGCTAACCACAAGCAATACATCGAGATCAACTCAGTGATACCAGCCTGCCTGAACTTCAAGATGATGTTGAATTGTTTCAGAACAAACTGGTATAATACGGATTTCTGGAAAGGGTATAGGTCAAAATGAACCTTACCTCTAACTGGATGGACTACGTAACAGAAAGTGCTGAAGAAGAATACATCAAGTACTACCTTAGCCAGGATTGAAACCTGTTCTTTGGTCATACCAGCAGCATCTGTACTTATCTTAGCCATTTGTTGAATTTGTATGTTATCGAAACCTCCAAGTCTGGACGAATGGTAGGTTCTACCTTTGGATCGCGAGTCAAGGAGAATCCGATGTTATAATCTAATTTCCTGGTCTTGAATGAAAGCCCGGTCCCTACTGAAGTCACCTTGTGAAATCCTTGGTGTCTTACCTGTAGGTACGGGGCTATCTCGAGCATTTGTTTCTTCTGGTAAGTTAAACCAGATGAAGGAGTCCAGTTATACTGGTACCGTTCCAAGTCCAGATCATAACTTTTAGTCAGGTACTTATGAACTCCCTCGTTATAGAAACTCATTTCAAGGGTTTTCCTATCAAAAAGCAACTGAGCCAAGGAATCCTGAGAGGGTTTCCAAGATATGGGGAGGCCGGAAAACCCGAAATCCCTGAAGTAAAAACTAGAGGGGTTGGACGTCGAATCGGGTAAGGTTTTGTCAGAGCCCTGGCCAGTAGCTCCGGCATCATGGGCCGAGGTTATCTGGGAGTCCCAATAAAGGATTCTACTTGGCATCAGTTGACCTGAATAATCAGGTACTACCGTGAACTTAGCATCTGTTGAAGCAATTTCGGTTTTTTGAGGTGATTCTTCCTCTTTTCCCTGTGAGCCTCTTTTTATGGTCTGTACTGTTACTGACGAGTTGGCTTGAGGCTTGTACCGATAAAGTTGTGAACGGAGCTGAGAGTTCCGAAAGCAAAGGTAAATAGTTGCTCCTAGTAACCCAATGAGTAAGGCTAAAGTTATTACTGGAAAGCCTTGAATCCAGGATAATAATTTTCGGATTGTCTTCATATTCACTTACGGATATTTAAGGATCTTACTGGTAATCCCGGACCGGGATTACCTCAGCGAGGTTTACCGAGCTGATCCTAATTGAATGAATTATTTGATTGATTATCTACCACCCCTAAAGCGTATATAGTATTAGTTATATACTTTTAGTGGTATATAACTTACTATGGCGCGCGCATACGAGGGATAGTTTAATTGAAAATTAGGTACCTTTTAGAGCCTTTTCCAGGCACCTTTTGAACCATAATCCCGCTTCATAACAGGCACCTTTTGCAAGGGTATACCGGGCCTTATTTAACCAATACAGGTACCTTTCCTTATCCATATAGAGCCCATATTCTTTAGGAAAACCCATGATGTTTTTGAAATCCTGTATTCCTAATGGCCACCCATCGGGTCTAAACTGTCTATCTGCAGGACGTAATGTAAGAGGAGATCTATCTGCTTCAAGTCTGTATACTCCTGGTAAAGTACTCATCTTAGCTGTTTTGATAGGCCATTTCTTCTCATCCTTGAAGTCTTTTACCCACAGCTTATGGATCTTCTTCACAGTTAGCACCTTTTTCTCAGGTAATTTCCTGTAATCATACATCGCTAAGGTTTTATCTAATGGCGGCATCCAATTAGCGTCATTTCCCTTAAATTGGGCAACTTCCAGAAGTTTTCTAGCAACTTTTGGAGTATTTACTTGAAATACTTCATCAAACAGTTTCTTGAATTTCTTTGAGTCTTTCCTGATGCCTATGATCATAAGCCTCTTTCTAGATACTTGGGAGTTACCATAATCACTTACAGGCCTCTGGTGATAAACTAATTTGTATTCTGGAACAGCTTTTTCGAGGAATTCCGGTGGTAATAGAGTCACCAACTTAGGTAGGTTCTCTATTACAAACACGGTTGGTTTGAGAAATTGGATAGCTTCAAGCACCATATTCAGTGATTTGTTGTCCTTTGGATCACCTAATTGCTTAACTTTTGACAGTCTCATCACTGAAGAAGCTCCACAATCAGGTGAAGAAACGATGATATCACAGCCACCTCTTATCTTTTCGGACTCAAAAATGAACTTTAAGTCCTTGAGAAAGGGTATTTTACCGAAATTTAGCCTCCATTGTTCCTCTTTTGGTGTATGAAAGACTCCTCTTGACTCTAAATTCGCCAAGATTTTGAATCTTTTGTCATTAAGAAAGGGGAACAGCAGAGCTCCTTGCCCTGCTGATACCCCTAATACCTTCAATTTTTTCATTATTTACTTACTTTTGATTAGTCCGAGAGCTCTTTTAGCCTTACCTAAGTAAGCTAATCTCTGAAAAATACCGTTAGTACCTCCATTTATCTTCCTCGTGATCTTGGTAAGCTCATCTTTATCTGCCAAAGCATTAAGACCAGCTTTTTGCCAGAACCAACCAGCAGATTTGAAAGCCCATTCGGGTTGCTCTAAGAGCTCTGGGTGAGCTAAGAAGTCCTGATGAAAGAACTTTCCACAAGCTCGATAGTTGTTAGTACCTGTGATCTGAATCAGACCACGACCTTTATACCTCTGACCATCGCCATCAGCTTCTGGAGTATTACCTAAAGCTCTAGCTTTGGATCCAGTGTCATAGGCAGCACCACTGGCTAACTCTTTCACATAACGGAAACAACCGCTTTCGTGAAGTACTTGAGCCAAGAAGTGAGCCATTCTAATCTTAGTAGTAATACCGAACTCATCGGAATACTTACTAATGATCTGAGCATATACTGCAGCTCTTGCTGCAGTTACTCCACAGTACTTAAGTTCAGATGTTGTAACTTGCATAGATTTGGAATGTTTTATGTGATACGTATATGAATTGAAGGTATTGCTTTATCACCTTGCAAGAAGTGCACTTCCTGCACTATGTAAATATGCAATGTCTCCCTATCTACTAAGCATGTCCCCAGAGGTTTTGCAAGTTGTTATCCGGGGTTCTTTGCATATTATAAAATAAAGTATTATATTTGCAAAAATTTTTAATCACAATAACTTTTAATGTATGGAAAAATTAAAAATGAACGACAAGGTACTCTACTGGGATGGAGAAACCACAATGGACCTATCAGAAGTGGTCCTGGTCGACAAGGAGCATTCCCAGGTTAAACTGTCTAACGGTATTTTATTACACCGTACTCCAGACAGTGATGGTTGTTATCATAGAGCAGATTATAAAGAAGCTCTAGAAGAACGTGAAAAGAGGCGTAGAAAGAAACCTCAGAATATCAAGCTTACCTCTATATCTTCTGCTTGGAAGTATGGAGAAGGTGATACAGAGAGAATCTGGAAGGCTTATCTTTTCAGGAAGAATTTTTCAAACCTATATGAGAAGCTCCGATACAAGGTAACTCTCTCTATTAAGGTAACTGATATTGTTAATGATCCAGAGTCTTTGGATTTCCTGGAGAAAGTAGAACGTAAAATAAGTAAGTTAGTATGACACTGATGGCATTTATCTCCCGAGTTATCATAGTAGCGTATATCATTGCAATTATACCTGCTATCTTCTTCACGTATCATCAAGAGAAACTTGGTATGAGAATCCAAGATGCTCCGAATAGGTTCTTAGGGATTATCTACCACTTCCTCACAGTTTGGATCATAACTCCGTTCTTTTTCTATTACTTCTTTAAAAACAATAAGAAATGAGGCTTATATTCGATAACGATTTTAAGTTCAGAGGTTTTTCTACCTCTACTTTAGAAGCTGTAGGTCTTTTATTCGGATTAGTAGGTGGTATACTGCTACCAGTGCTATGTTTTGTACTAGCCCCACTTACCACCTTACTTATGTACTCTTTAGATTTACCTAAAGAGTCTAAGTGGAATCCAAGAACACATAAGCTAGCTTTCATCTTCCTAAATATGATGTGGTTATGCTTCATTATCTATGGCTTTAGTAGTTAATTATACACTTATTACCTAATAAATAATGGCAGAATCTATTACAAGAGAAGATCTCCAACAAGCTTTAGCTGAGGAGATAGACAACCTCTACGAAAAGAGGCAGTCGTTAATTGCATCTATAGGAGCTCTACGTAGGAGTCCTATAGATAGTCTGCAGGAGAAAGGCTTAATGGAAGCTCCTGCAATGATGAGAGAGTTAGATAGGATAGGTAATGGCAACTCAGACCTATCAAGTAATGAACGTAAATTCTGTAAAGAGCTTTTCAAGATGGCTTGCTTAAGGCACGCAAAGAAAATTCAGCAGAACGTAAAAGTGGAGGAAGAGAAAGATGGCAAAGCTTAAATGTAAAATATGTCACAAAGAGTACGATATCGAGGACTTTGATCCCAGATATGAGCCAGTTACCAGAATGATAAAGAAAGGCATCTGCTTCTCCTGTGCTCACTGGGATAATAACTACGATATGGACCATTCAGATGAACGTCTCGGTAGAGGTATTCCGGTAGTAGTAAGTAAGT